AGCATCCAGACCTTGATCATTCAGGTTGCGGTCATCAAGAATAGGCAGGTAATGAAACTGCTTAATCTTTTTGCCCATGTTTTTAGGCATAGCCGTAACATTGGCAAGCTGACCAAAATACATTTCTTTGGCTGCTTCAACAAGAGCCTTCTTGTTAAAGTAGTCAGTACGAATTTGAGGACCAACATCCGAGTCTGTGGTCCCAATAACCGGAGTACCGTATTCCATACTCATTTTATTTCACCATATAAATAAAGAATTAAAGAAATTTCTCCAATCCTACTTTTGCAAATTCTTCATCAGACATCGCTAAGACATTGATATCAGATTGCGCCTGTTTTCTTGGAGAACTTTTTGTAGAACTTGCAGCTCTCTTTCTATCATTAAGCTTAGGATCTACAGTCGATTTCACTGTTTTGCTTACTTGACGTTGTTGAGCAGGTTTATTCGCAGACGTTAAACCTCCACGAGCATTGATCTGTTCAGCGACATACTTATAAGCTTCTAGGTCTGACAAACCTGGAGGAAGACGATTTAACATTCTTTCTCGATCCACCAAGGCTGCAACTTGATCATACACGCCCATTTCAACATGCTGATTAAGTACTGCAATACCTGCTGGATGCTCTAATAAGGTTTGTTTACTAGCTTCATCCCACTTATTGCTAATAATATCAAGAGTTTGAGCATACGATTTTGTGTCTTTAATCGAAGCTAAAGTTTCATCTAGCTCAACTTCTTTATCATTTACAGTGTAAGTATTTGGTTTATAGCTTGTTTTTTCATCAGAGTCAAATTCATCCAAGTCTAACTTACTGTCTTGAATGAGTTTTTTAATTGCTTCTGGATTCTGTTTATCCAGATCAATTAAGAAATTAAGACGATCTGCATCAAGAAGATTGTTATTTTCTAACATCTTAAGGATTTTAAGATTCGGCTTTAAAGCAGCCATCTTCTTGTTATAGTTAGCCCCCATCTGCATTAAGGTACGAGCATCTTCGATATTATCGATAGACATCTCACGCCCATTAGCCTTAAAAGGAGTAAATAACTCTTTTAGCTGATCTTCAGCAGAAAGTTCAACAACCTCTGTTTCTTCAGCCGCAGTAATTTCTTCATCTTCTTCAGTAGTTTCTAAAGCTTCTGCTTCTGTTTCTTCAACAGGTGCAGCTTCTTCAGAAGTAACGGTTTCACCGTCATCGGAAGCTACTGAAGGTGGCTCGTTGTTTTCTTCTGTCTCTTCATCAGAAGTTTCTGGAAACCCTTGCGCTAATAATGCAGCAAAGGCTTCATCAGACATATCCAAAGGATTAGGAGTTTCTTCTGCAGAAGACTCGTTTGGAGTATCGACTACTCCTTCAGTAGTTTCTTCTACTTCTCCAGTAGTTTCCGTATCCATTATTCATCTCCTTCCAACTCTTCAGAAAGCATATCTTCACGAGTCTTTTCATGATCAGCCAGTGCTTGTGCAGCCATATCGCCTTGACGATAAATCATGGAAAGAAAATTACGGAATTGACCAATAGCTTCAATACCACGATCAATAAAATCTTGTTGAGCAGGGTCACTCATGCTGAAGTCAGATTTTAAATAGACAAGACGAAGAGCTTCTTTTTCGAGATAACACTCATCAATCAAATATTTAAAATCTCGGTTTTTTTGTAAACGTTCCAACGCTTTTAGCATCTTTACAGAAGCTTTTGCTTTTTCGATGCTGATTTCTACAGCTTCCATATCATTACGTGCGATCATATTTGTGTCCTCATAAGAGATTAAGTTAAAAGGCTTAGGGTTGCCTCATACCAATTACAAAGTCTGCTGTCCTTTCGGATTTAGCAGGATATCAGCCGCTTTAAGGTCGAGCTGTGACCTTCGATCTGCATCTTTCTTCTCAAGTTCTTGCTGGTGATCAGTACCAGATTCTTTACGAAGGAAGTCCAAATCCTTAAGGTCTGCAGAGCTAGACATATCACGAGCTTTTGCACGTTCTGTTGCAGCTTTAGCAGACTTAAGTTCAACATCGACATTATTCTCATTACCTTTAGCACGTTCATTAGCAACTTGAGCTTCAAGAAGAGCAATTTCAAGTTCAGCTTTACGCATAGCCATAGGATCAGGTTCAGGTCGAAAATTCTTAATTTCGGCAGCAAGTTCAGGCATCTTACGTAATCGTGCAATATCGGATTGAATAATTTGAGTAAGACCTGCTGCTTGAGTATTTCCAAGAGTTTGAAGCATAAAAGCTAACTCTTGAGCTTTTTCGTTATCGGCTTCAGGAGTAGAAATAGATAACTTAAGATCAAATTTACCTTGAAGATCATCTCGACGAATTTCAACAAACTGCTCATTAGTTATACGAACAATTTCAGTTTCAGATAAAAAGACTGCATTCATCGCAATAATCTTTCTACCAATCTTTTTGAAACCTTCTGCTAATCTACGGAGGATTGCTAGCTCTCTTTTACTGGTAGCATCAAGAGCACTCTTAATACCCCCTACATTATCCCCAAGAGCGGAACCACTAATACCGCTATGGAAGGCTTTTACACCTGACATACTTTCAGCATCCGCATATTGGTTATCCAGCATATAGGCTGCAGATTGAGGTATCTCAGGATAGGTGTGGTGAATAATTGCAGTACGGGGATCTACGGTAGGATTAAACATATAATCCTGACCATTTTCATATTTACGACGATTAGTAATATCTAACGCATCTTGACGAATACCAATTTGTCCATTGGCACTTCTACCCATGATGTCAATCATTCCACGAGTAACAGCGCCTATAATCTTTTGATTATCTAGAAGGAGTTCACCATCAGGTTCTCCATAAAGAGAGTTACGTACAGGCAAATAAGGAACAATTACAAAAGGAAGTTGTTTATCAGGAAAAGGACTTTCTTCCATACGGATAAGTGTATTACCTACCCACGTAGCTACAAAAGGAACTGTTACACCTGTTCCGTGGATATCATAAAAGCCCCAATACTCATAAGCTAAAAGCTTCTTACGAGGCTCATCTTTAAAAGAAAAGTTAGTCTGTTCGGGATGTGTATTATCAGAATCTGCACGAGGAGAAGAAGCCTCTAATTCAATTTTATCCAGATTCTGATAATCAATATTTGATTTTTCTAGTTCTGATTTAGTAGTTTCAAACCGATAAACAATAAACTGAATCTTATCAGGATTGCCCTTAGTAGTGGGGTCAATAATGACATCTCTATAATCACAAACTTCTAAAGTAGGTTGATTTTTTATGACATTAACTACTTCAACCTCTTCTTCTCCTATGATCTGTCCAATATGAGGAATGCCTGTCTCCATAAAAACTTCATGAGCACCCCTAACTTCTTCAGGAAGCTGAGAATACTCATCTGGATATTGCTCCATCGTTAGGTGCAAAGACTGTTCTAACTGTATAGCATTCGGATCAAGATTCGGTAGATATTCAATAATAGGCTGAAGTTCTGTAACAACTTCTTCTTCATACTCCCAACCAAGACGGAAAATAACTGTTCCTTCATCTACTGCACAACGAACAGCTTCATCAATAATTCGAATTTTATCGAGTTGAGTATTGAACTGGTTATTTAAAATAAGCTCATTTTGAATAGCTGCTGCCTTATCTCCATGAGATACAGGTGCAACATTAAAAATGTCTTCTGTACTTAAAAAAGGTTCAGATAACGCAGGATAACGCCATTCTGCCTGTTTACGAATTAGACGAGGCTGAATAGAAGACCTGCCTTTAATTTTAGAGGGTTTTGCTTTTCCTCTGACATGGTAGTTATCTAACCACTCACTAATTTTAGTTTCTTGAAGATTATGATCTACAAGCGCTTCTGTAAGATCAGTCTTAAGATTATGAAGCGTAGGTTCGTTTTTCCAATCAGTTAGAGCTTTCACTTCAAGATTAGAAAATATAGTTTGTTTATTATCTTCAGCCATCGGAAAACCTATGCATTAAAATCTGGAGTTCTACTTTTTGTTCCAATTAAGTTTGCTTGATAGTGTAAATCAACAAAAAACAAAAAAGGTGTATTGGCAGTAGTTGATCCTGTAATAGTAGGAGCTGGTGCAGTTAGTTGTATATGCACTATGAGTACTCCATCTACCGTTATTGCCCCTGTATCAATAAGTGTACTTGAAGGGGTACCTGAAAGGGTATCTGTTAATTGTACTTCCTCAACTACGTGAGAGTACCGGGGGAAATTATCTATAATAAGAGAACCTGTGGTAATACTGTTAGAACAATCATAAATAAAAGCATCTCCACCACCAGAAGCAACTGTTCTTGGGGCAAAGGTTGCAGCAAAACTCCAAGTACAGCTACCCAAAATGCTTGTACCGTTATGCCCCCAATGAACATGAATGTACATATCAGTACCTTCTGCCCAATCGTGGGGTATATGAAATTTCCACGCAGAAGCATCATTTACTGCATAAGTACGTTCATCGATATTAAAACCACCTACAGTTTTAAAGGCAGCTACTGAAGGTAAAGCTACACCACTGTCTGGGAGGTATATTCCTGTAATATCTTTCCATACTAGTTCTCCATACCCAGAGGTATCTCCTCTAGCGGTAAGTACTTCACCATAAGTACTTCCAGTAGATACGTTTCTAGGATCAGCAGCAAGAATATGTAAAGCACCCTCAGTAGCATGTGCTCGAAGAACCATTGCAATCGGTTGTACATACCCAGTAGTTGGAGGAACTTTAGTAAGTTTACCTGCTCCATTTACATATAAAATATCTTTAACATTCCAACCGGCAGTATCTGCACAAAAGTTATTAACAGCATCTCCAGTAGTATCAATACCATCAAGAA